TGAATACACTGAATTTTGATGTTCTGTTAGTGTTACAACTACATTGCCGTCTGATTTAAGGTCTAGCCCCATTACTCTGAATGGTTTAGCAACCCAAGCTGGTGTTCTGTGCGTTACTGCCACAATATCACCAATAGCTACTTGTAGTGCTTCTGCTGTTGATAAAAACGAACATCTAATACCTTGACGTGATTTCTTTAGGATTGTCTGAGCGATATGCTTTGCCTGATACACATTTGTTATCGTAGGTAGGCTTACTCTATGCTCTAGGTCATGACCACCATCTTCTGTCAATAATGTTGTGTATTCACTGCTTCCACCATCAGGGTATTCAACTTGGTCTTCTTGCCAATTGTTATCAGGATTAGTAAACGTAGCAATAACTCGGTTGTATCTTGTGCTTTTCTTTTCGCCTTCAAATGTAATACCGTCAACAATATGGTCTTCATTAAATGTGAAGTATGACGAGCCTGCTCTTTCTAATACGAGTCTGTAGACGCCTTGTGTATATGGCAACAAACCTCTCATTCCTGATAGGATTTGCTTTACATTATTCATCAAAGTAGCGTCAGTCTTTAATACTGCGTTACATTGGAATGTCTTTATAGTGCCACCACCTGAGAACGGAGTTACATCTGCGTCACAAATGTCTGCTGCGACTTTCCATGATGCGTAGTTTGTTTCAAATGATGTGGTTGGCAAGCCTTTACCGTACCTAGTGTTCTGTAAGTAGTCTAACAAGCATAATGCTGTGTTTGCTGAGTAGTACGTTCCACCTGTACGTGGGTCTAGTATCTTTCTACCTTGTACCTGTGTCATGATTGTAGGGATTGAACCGAATACGTCTCTATCCCACTTTAATCTAACGCCTAAGTATGCCACACCTCTTAGCCTGTGGTTTGTTGTCCAACTTGGTGCGCCACTTAATACTGAACACACTGTTTGGCTGTCTGTACCCACGTGCTTGTTGATTGATACCAATCCACTGAATTTACTGTCTGTTGATAGTACATCGTTAATCCATATCTGACCGATATTGTTTACTTCGCCTTCACATAACACTAAGGCAATGTACAAGTAATCGTTATCTGAGCCACTTGTCTCTACAAATACTCGTGTACCACCTACTTTGCGTTCACCGTAAATTACAGGTATCTGCGCTATATTACTTTGTTTATTGAGTAGCGTTCCATCCTGTTGCTCTTCAGACTCTATTTCATCAGGCTTTAGCACCCATGATATTACAGCCGATATAGCAAAGTTTACTAACCAGCCCCACATTACGTTCTACCCCACTTCAGGTCTTTAACTATATTTGCCGAAAAATCGAAGCCCAAATCTCCTGTGAAATGTAACCCCTGTGAGTTGCTGTTGGTCGCTCTTCCTGCTTTCTTTTCAAAATCTGACCAATGTGATGCAACATCAATCTCAATGATTGAGTCCTTACTTGAGTCTTTTACTGCGTACCCATGAATACGTCCATCATAAATAAGCACTGGCGTTCCTATGATTCCATTGTTAGCGTCCAAGAATGCTCTCAACACTCTAACCTGACGTGCTACATAGCCGTAAGTTAAAAATGCTGATATAAACGACTGCTCTACGCCTGACATTCTTAATTTGGTTACGCCTACCGTTACCTCTGATGTCTCTTTAACTGTTTCAACATTAAGGTAGTGGCTACTATCAACATAAGTGTTTCCACCATAGCTGATGTCCTGTCCTGCGTCTGTCAAATAAGATGTTGATGTTAAGTGTATTTCCAACAAATGGCACGTGACCATTGAGTCCTTAACAATCTCAGCTCGTACTGATGTGTGTAGGCTTCTACTCATAGTGCCTCAATGAAGTCTACTTCATAACTGAACATACCGTCATTACGCATACCGAAAGATTGTATGTCGTTTCTTAACCTAACCTTCATTGTTACGTTGTCGTAGGCAATTACTTCGTTATTTGCCACACTAGAGCGCAGAGGTGGCTGTATTTCAATAGATGTCGTGTTACTTGATGTTTCGGTATGACCAACCACCATATAAACCTTATCATGGCTAAATTTAATCATGTCACCTTCAACTACCGTGCCTGTGATTCCGTCCACTACTATTGTAGTTTGACCTGCTGACTTAGCACCATTTACTTTAAACGTGCCTGACGCTGTACCCCTAGAATCTTCCAATATAGGCAGTCTTACTGTAAAGGTTTCTGATTGTCCTTGTTGCTTCATTACATAGGCGTAAACAGGCATAAAATCAGCCTGTGTCATAGGTGGGTACTTCGCTGAGAACTCCCAATACTGGCTTGCTAGTTTTCTTGATTGAGTTCTACCGTTTACCGTTTGAGATGTAAGGGTTTTATCATTAGACTTTAGATTTACTGATTGAAATACTGGTGTTGTTGGATATGCCATTATGCTGTCACTCCTGTCATGCCTCTATCGTTCATAGCTTGATTGATAATGCCAACAATCATGCCTCTACGAGAGTCTAATAAATCATCAAAGCCGTCTGTGTCGTTAGCTGTTATATTGAAGCTGACATTTACATTTGTCTCGCCACCTGATTGACTACCCATACCTAGAGCGTCATTAGGGATGATAGTTCCTGTTTTATTTGGTAAAAATACCTCAGCACCTTGCTCACCTACAATGTATGGCTTATTGCCTGTAACCGTTCCACCCTGCGCTCTAAATATACTTGAGAAGTTAAAGCCACCAAAACCACCTGCCAATGCTTCAGCCATAGGTTGTGCTACCTTAATCTTAACAAATTCAGCAAGTACAACTCTAGCCATATCTTTAACTGATTCTTTAAGGGATTGAGTGCCCTGACCGATATTCATAATCATATCAGTGATAGAAGTGGTCATTGAGTCTGTTAATGCCTGTACTTTCTTATCAATTTCTGCGTCTTTAATTGCTTGAATACCCTCTTCATAGACATTTGTAGCCATTTCGGTTAAGCGTATTTGTTTCTCTTGTGACACAATTGATGAACCGTATAAATCTTCTAGCTCTTTAAGGGTTTCTTTATATTGAAGGGCTAGCTTGTCTTTCTTGGTTAATGCTGTTGTCGCTTTATTAACACTACTTTGAAACTTGTCAATCACATCTGACATTTTTGTATATTGCCTTGTGCGTTTTTCAGCTATATCAGCCACATCAACACTCAACACTGGCTTAGATTTAGGCTCTATCAAATCAGGAATTTGAACAGGGTCAGGTGCATCAGTAAATTTATCTATAAGTTCTCCGAGTTCTTTACCCGCATATAACAAACCTGCTAGTATTACCTTTCCTGCCTTTCCACCAAATACAGCACCTACAATACCTGCTGTTTTAACCCAATCAGGTAACTCATGAAAGTCTTTAATAGATGACCTTATAGCTTTAGAAATTTCTACTGTTTGTTTTCCTAATTCCTTAACTGAGGCTATGGTTTCAGGGTCTTTTAGATACTCTGTTAGCTCTTTTACTGTCTCCTTAACTTCATCAAAGACACCTGCTTTCATAAAGGAAAGCTGTAGTTCATCCCAAGCATCACCCATCATTGATGTTTGACCTGTGAACGTCTTAGCGCCTTCTTTCATAGCGCCAACCATTGTGGTCTTATTATGCTTCCATAAATCGTCAAAGATTTTTTTAGTTTCTGCGCCTGTTTTTGAAACGCCTGCCTCAAAGCCTAACATCGCACCAACGGCTTTCTCTCTAAACATCTCAGCGGATGCAATACCTGACGAGAAGGCTCTTTGCATTTGTAGGGCTGTATCTACAAAAGAAAGACCTGATACTTCGGCAATATCACCTGTCATTTCTAACAAGGATGTAAGTTCGTCTACATCCTCAGCAACCGTCAATAAGGCAGGAGATGCTTGTTGAATCTCTTGGAGTGATACAGGAGCTGACTTAGCCACCTCCATCATTTGCTCAAAAGCCTTAGACGCTTTCTTTGTGCTACCCGTTAGATACTTTAATCTTACTTGCAAGGTCTCAATAGAAGAGGCGTAGTTTAAAGCTGACTTAGCCACCATGCCAGCGCCCAACGCACCCATAGCACCATTAAGCGAGAATATTTGGTTCTTTACTTTACCTGCGACATTGCCTATGCCACGAATTGCTTTCTTAGCTCTACTAGCACCCGACACAGCACCTTTAGGGTCAACCTTAATGCCAAGTGTTGCTATATTCTTAATTGCCATCTTTGTCCTCTAATTTAAAGTAAGCAATCCAACCATGAAACTCAGAAACTGTCATCAAGTCTATTTCATGAACAGCCTTGTGTAAGCGATTCGCAAGTGCGTACTTTGCGTGTAACTCGGAATCGCTAGTTAGTTTCCCTCCATATCTTCAATAGTCTGAGATATGGAAATTTCGCCTACAATTCGTGTAATTACATCAGGTGATACACTATCCATTAGGTCTCTCTTATGAGAGATGTCAAACAGCTTATTGCCATCCTTGTCTAATGCCTTTAGTATCAACGTCCTTACCATAAACTCAAAATCGTCATCTTTCGCAAACTTCCAAAGCGACTTTTTTTCACCCATAGTAAAGGGGGTGGAATAGATAATCGTATCCCACTCAGGTACTTCGATTGCTTTAGTCTCTATCTTGTCAAAGTGAGACTTAGCGTTATCTAAAATACTCATCTACGCCCAAGTAACAGCACCATCAACTTCAAATGAAACTGAAGTCTCAACCATGCCGTCTAATGTAGTTGATACACCTTTCTCAGTAATAATAGCGTTAAATGTCGCTTTAGTACCTGACGCACCTTCAGGATATAAAATCATCTCTGCTGAAGCACCTACTGTCATAGCGCCTTGACCTGTTGTGTCTGTCTCATCCCAAAACGCTGTCATTGAACCACTAGCAGAAGTTAAACCTGCTGTTTTAGTTCGTGCTGTATCACCCATAGTAGTAGTATCAATAGTCTCTGCTGACTCTGAGATACTCCAATCCTTTACTTCAGCGATAGTTCCACCTGAAAACTTTGCTAGTCCTTCGCTACCTTTATGATTTGCCATTGTCTTTCTCCTTTACTTTAGATTTTGTTTCAGGCTTTTCCGCCCAACCTTTCGCCTTCATTTCTTCAACCTTTGAAGGGTGTGGCGTTACACCTTTGTTACCACCGTTAGGTGGATATAAAATAACTTGTTTCATTCATCCCTCCAGTATGGAATAGTCACATTAATCTGATGCCAAACGTCACCAGTACCTATAGTTTCAATGCTTGCCACATCACAAACAACATCGCTAAACTTTTTACTATCAAATATCTGTGACACCGTATCCGCATATTCTCTAGCCTTACTCGTGCCTGTGTTTCTTGGTACAAAGACCTGAACAACAATTAGCCCTAAATGGCGTTTTAAGCCATTAATAGCTCTATAGTTACTACTGCCATTCAGAATGTTTAATCTAACCCATGCGCTATCATTTGGCTTTTCAAATGCTATATTCTCCCAAGCAATAGGCGTATCTTTCCAATACTCCTTAAAGTGGTTCTCAAGCGCTAGTCTTTCATTAACAAATGACATTATTCAATCGAGTGCCTTAATTCGTTTATCGTAAGCCCCACCATTCCTCTAGGGGCTTGTGTACTTCCAGATTTACCACCAGCTTCTCTTCCATGCTCTAATGCAGATATATAAGGTAAAGAATTTGTTATATAAATCGCCTGTTCACCATCGCCTTTCTTTACATTTGGGAAAGGCATTCTTGGGGTTGTTGGTGGTGAACTGCTACCCCTATGCTTACCTGTAGATTTTGGATAATCTTTTTTACTATCAACACTCACATCCATCTTCCCCACAGAGAAGTTCCAATTAGCTCTAGCCCTACCTGTGTCAACAGGAGTCTTTCTAGTTACACGTTGATAAGCCTCTATCGCTAGAACCCTAACGACCTTCTCCACTTCTAAGCCAGTTCGTTTCGCAAAACGACTAATATCACCATCAAAACTCATTTCAACTTACCTACAATTAATCTAAATGAAGCACCTGCTGGGTCTTTTGTAATTTGTTTAATCTTATATTTTTCTGAATCTCTAATAATCACGTCATTTGTATCAGGTACTACCGCTAAATCTTTACTAGCAAACAACACAGCAAGGTCAGCAGTCATCTCATCTACAATATCGGTACTGCCAGCATTTGAAGCACCAAATGGATAAACAACAGCATTAAATGTGTACTCTGTTTTTGTTTCAATTACCTGACCGCTATAAGTGTCATATTCACCTTTAGATGTTGCTACATAGGTAATGCTTTCTGCTATATCACCGACTGCGGTAACTGCTGAACTTACAGCGTCTAAAATAGCGCCTCTAAGCCCCATTTACGACCTCACCACCGATACAGTACCAAACTTAGCACGAGCATGGATAACTCCCCAACCTCTTAACATTTCTTGCACAATCGAGGGAATAACTCCTGCTGTGTCCGTTTTATCAAAAGTCAATGTAATTGAACCTACTGAAAGGCTATCTAATCCTTTACCTTGAGCATCACCTGTTGAATCACCTGCTATGAGATGTCTTGCAAATTCTGCTGTGGCATTTTTAATGGCTTGTGGGTGTACTGTTGACTCTACGGCTTGACCATCGTCAGTAACGCCTGTTCTACCCCATGC